ACTGGACAGACGTTTACACAGTCTGTATATTTGCATTTTACGCAGGCTTCTGTTACTAAAAATGTCATGCTGTTATCCTCTTAAAGTAATCAATTATTGTTAAACTGTCTTGCTCGTCCATATATTTTAATGGCCTGTTTTTAAATTTTACTACGTTTGCATCGTGCCAATCAAACTGTTCTAACTGCTCAATACGATGAAACTGTGGCATAATGTCTTTTACATATTGATAGTTATCACTATCTGTTACACTCTTATAAATTCCTAATAATTCATATTCACTTAGCCACATTGTTTCGTCAAACGGTGCTAGGTTGCGTATTGCTTCTGTCCACGTTGTATTGTGTCTAGTTTCTATTAGTGTTTTTAAACTTTGCCAATCTTTTTGCAAATATGGCATGAACTCTGTTACATAACTTTCGTTACTTTCTCGTTTTAGACCTATTAACTTTTCAACATATTCATTATATATGCTGTGGTGTTCATTCCATACATCCTCAGTTCTAAATACAGGTTGTGCATTGTCAAAAAACTTATAAGGCTTTATAGCAAATACATCAACATCTTGAAATAGCACATCACTGTCTAAATAATCTAATAGAGCTAACTTAACACCCTGTTGCTGATACCAAGTATCTGTTGCTGTTTCGTTTGTGCGCCAGTTAGATAACTTATACTGATCTATTATTTCTCTGTCGCGATAGAATACAAAACCAGTTGTATCAATACCGCATTTATGAAACTGTTCTGTTAGTGTTACAAAACTGTATACACTAACAATGTGTGTTTCCGCTATGTCAGGTTCTAAAAACTTATCAAAACTAAGTGCGCAACAGGCTTCATACATCCTACCAGCACCAATGCCCATTATGCGTTTAATCATTTAAAAATATTGCTGTATACTTTTAGTTTCTCAATCTTTTCATCTCTGGCACGGTTAATATCTTCTTCCTTAACCAAACCAGCTTCGATCATTAGTCCAATCATACAGACCAAATCACCAACTTCCATACTTAAATTTTCTCGTTGTGTCTTGCCAGACTTGTGTTCGTTGTCTATACCAAAACGTACACATTTACTAACTGCTTGTATTACCTCAGCACACTCCTCCTGAGTGATACCTAGTATCTCACGTTCTTTTTCTGTCATAGTGTTATTATATACTACTGACTAGGCTATGTCAACATTGTATGTGCCTTGATCGTACTTGGCATCAGTACAACTCTTACAAAGGCTCTTGTTTGAGTAACAAGTTTTGGTGTTTTCTTTTATCAAACTTACCATACCTGGACCAGTAAACAAGTCCCAATAACTATCCCTGTTCAAGTTACCGATAACGTGTTTTAGATCATAGTCCATACAACACAATACTACGTCGCCGTTTGGCATCAGTACGTGCTGATCGTAGTTTACTGTTTTACTACAATGAATTGGTAGTTTGTGTTCTTTTACAAACTTAATTTCCTGATCTGTCGTTACCTGTTCTTTGTTCAAACTACCAGCACGATCGTGTCCAAACCAGTTATACAATCTAACACCCAGGTGTTGTAGGTCTTGATGTATTTTACCATGATCGCTCATGGTCATTGCTTCTAGTTTAATGCCTGCTGATTGTATACCACCTGTCATAATATGGAACACATCTTCCCACTCTTTGCTGTATTTCCAGCCCTTCATATTGCCGTATTCGTCTGGAAAGTGTACGCTAAATGTATCAACTAAGTTTCTATGTGTTCTTAGTAACTCCATTACTTCATTGGCAGTATCCACAGTCCAGTTGTACAGAGTTGTATAGATAGCAACACGATGATTTGATTCTAATGCGTAGCGCAACATATTAGTTGCTTCTGGGTTGACCCATGCTTCGGCCATACCACTAAAATCTATTCTTGTCTCTGGCGGAATTTTGCCAAGTGCTGTCTTAAATGTTTCCAAGCTCATATACTTGGTGTCTTCACCGTACTTGGTTCTTAAGTTTTCCTGTGGACAGAAATTACACATGAGTGGACAACCAATCATGGTTGTAATTTCCAACGTGGGCATTGTTTTCATAAATTATTGAACTGCTTTTTTGTTAGATGGCTTTAACTTAATTGATGTTGCTTTTTCTTTGACCGGTTTTAAAGTAACCTGGCTTAGGATTTGTCTATTACTAAATCCGGTATTGCTACTCATTAAATATATTCCCATAGCATAAATTTCATTGGCCATTTGTATAGGATCTGTAAAATATTTTAATGCTTTAGCAGGAAAATTTATTAGCATCATTCCATCAAACCCAGACTCTGCTTGATACAATGCATAATTAGCTCTTAGAAAATACTGTCGAGGATCTTGACCACCTACTACAGCATTTACAATGTCGCTAACTTCTGTCCCGGAAAATATATATTTGAATAGTTCTGTTGCTAGTTTCTTTTGTTGTGCTGGGTTTAATCCGTTCGCGTCCATAACTGATTTTAAGTTAGTTAAATTAAATGACGTACCTTCTTCGGGGGGATTTGGTAAATGCTTGTTTAATATAGCTGGAATATTATCAACTTTTAATAATCCAGGAGTACCAACCCTTCCGCCACTTTGACCAGCGGCCGCTTTGACTTCAACAACTTGATTGCCTATATTAAGATCTCCTTTACCTGTGATTTTAATATGGGGACTTAATACTGCTAATGCAAATTCACCCGGACCTTTTGCACTTCCAAACGTTACTGGAGCAAGAGCTTCAAAAACCCTATGCACAAATTCCATTGGTGCGCCTTTACCACCTGTTAATAAGTTTTCAAATTTAACATATTCTCCACTGAGCATACGATTTATGTCTATAAATCCTTGTGGATAAAATTTAGTGAAGGCTTCTTTTTCTTCTACGGTTCCGGGCAACTCAATGATGATATCAGCGAGTTTTTGCTCATATCCTTTAGTATCAGTGTCTCTTTGTAATGTTCCGCCGATACGATCTAATAGACCACCTTTGTGCAACGCAGTGTAAATCTTATTAAGAAGGTCCTCGTCTTGAGTAGCTTGAACTCTATTAACGATATCCTGCTTAATATTACTAAGATTGGTCTTTTCTGTTAAAAATTCTTTTGCTCGCATAATAGTGTATTTAGTTGCGTTCTATGTCTTCTTCAATGCAGTCTCTTCCGTACTGCACTTCAACTATTACACAGGGATCATCGTAGGGATTATGTAGTTGATGCCATACACCTGGGTTAATTTTGTAATCGCTATGCGTGTCTAATACTACATTTCCTACACGACAGCGTCCACGTGCTACTAACCATAGCTCACTTCGCATACGATGTCGTTGTAAACTTAAACTTTGTCCAGGCTCTATTGTAAGTGTTTTGACTTTAACGCCGGGTACGCTGTATAGCACATCATAATGACCCCAGTTGCGATCTGTTCTACGCTCTGTTTTCTCCCAAAACGCTGTCCAGTCTGTCAGCAGGTCACTGCTTGAATTCATTTTGTATGTGCCGCCAACACCCCAAGCATATTCTACACCAGTTATGTTTGTTTCCGGACTGTTTTGTGCTGTACGATCTCCACCGTTGGCTACAACAATACGATGATCACGCCAAGTTGCTTTTGTTATGGCCACAGCATGTCGTGCAGTATTATCTTTGTCATCAAACTCTATAGTGTAGTCTACCATTTCTAAATTCTTAATGATAGTACTGCGCTCATTCCAGTTCATAAACGCACGACCTTTTTTACGCTCTAGCCAGTCGTCTGAATTTATGCCTACTACCAAGTAGTCGCCTAGCTCTTTTGCCGCACGAAAGTAAGCAATATGTCCTGAGTGCAGTGGATCAAATCCACCTGTTACTAATACTACTGTTTCTTTAGCCATCTTTCCAGTTTATACCATCGGGGAAACGTAAGTCTTTGTCAATCCACATGGTCAACACTTCTTCTTGTCTAACATAACCATACTTGGTCAAAGAATTTATAACAGTATCGTTAAGTAATCCTTTGTCAGCAAGATCAAACCATGTAGTAGTCTTTGGATCCATTGGTTCTATACCTGACTTATAAACAGCAACGTGTAACCATGGATCATCTGGTTCTTTCTTAAAGTATGCATCTCTACAATCAAAGCCATTCACAGCCAACATATACATCATATGTATTAAGTTATGGTTGTAGTAACACATATTATGTGAGTGAACTACTGGCCTTGCGTATTTGTAGTAGGTTGACATTGGAAACACCATCATCAGCATACCATCTTGAACTAACTGTTTGTTCCAAGCGTGTAGTGTACGCAATGGATTTGTTATGTACTGAAATGTATTGTGGCTCCAGATAAAATCAACCTCTATAGGTAGCGGTGGATCCCAAGAATCTATGTCAACATCAGCCATATGTACATTATCATATTTTCTAACGTCATCGTCTAATAGTTTCTTAACCGCCAAATCACAGGCATAGACTTTATAGTTACGTGGCAGTGGTGGATCATCACGAGTCATTAGGTTCGCCCACCACTGTACATCTCTGCCAGTTCCACAACCAAAGTCAGCAATAATTTCTAAACTGTCTAAAAAACTATCATAGTTATATAACTGATCTAATGTTTGTAAACTGTGTTCATGCGACTCGTATTCATTTCTAAATGTTATCATAGTGTTACATCCTCCATACCTGCTGTACGTAGACGCACAACGTGGCCCAGCATAAAGTTCTTGCTCTCAAGTCCTTTCATTAGTCCTAGCCATTTATTGCGTAGTAGTGCAACTTCGTTAATTATTGTTTCAAATTCAATTACTTCATCTTCGCCGTCTACATACTTTTCAGCATCGCGACTGCTTAATGCACGAGCATAACCTTCTAAATACTTTTGAAAGTATTTCCTACGTAGTTTACGTAATTCTATATTTAAGAAGTTTAATACCGCTTCAATCTCTTGTAGTTGGTTGAAGCGATGTTCAGTTATCCCTGGCAAATTTGCCGCGGACTTTTCAAGGCTACCGGCTATATGAGTTTCTTTTTTAGCCGTTTCAAGTTGTGCTTCATAGTAAAATATGAAGCCAGGAATATTTTCTAAATTTTGAACTACCTTATTATACCACATTATTCTTCGTAATCGTCGTAGTCTTCATCTTCATCAATTGAATATTCTTGCACCGCACGTTTTGTATAATTGTCGGCAACCGAAAACTCTTTTAACTGTGATTCCGATAATGTATCAACTAGCATACTAACTAAATTGTCAGCGGCTTCTTGACGTTCCTTAACCGGAATATACTGTTTAAGTATAGTATATGATTCTACTAAAACATCTACCTCAATTGACACTTCATTTTCTCCTAATCAAATAATTTATAAAGTTCTGGATAATACTCTGCAAAGTTTTGACTTCTTAATAAGTCCTGCTCTTTAAGATAATCTAACAAATTATATTCTCCAGTTTGATTATTCATGATACTTATTAAAGAAGTAATTTTATTTGTAAAAACGTTATCTTTAATTGTTAATAACTTATCTGTTATTTTTTGCTTCACGCCTATAGGTAGATTTACAATTGACAGTTCCTGCGGTTGTGTTAACAGGCTAAAAGTTATGTCTATACCTGATTCTTTTGCATAAGAATATATCTCGTAACTATTGTAAAAATTTAATGCATTAACAACACTAAAGAAATTAACATTGTACTTACCATCAGTACAGTATTTTTTTATATTAGAATCAACTTGCTCCCAAGGAATTCCAAATCTTTCGTATTCAAATTGCTTTTCTATGTTATCAATACTAAAACTAAGTTCTACTAATTTAAATTGATCCCAGTATTCAAATAAAAAGTCAGCATACACTGTACCATTTGTATTGTAATGCAACGAAATATCCTTAGATAGATCATTGTCAATAAAGTATTGTAACAGTTTTCTATGACTTTTGTCTAGTAGTGGTTCGCCACCTGCAAATGTAATATACTTAACCTCTTTACTAACTTTAATCAAGTCTTCCCAAAACGTACTTATCTCGCTATCAACCCAATCAAATTCAATACTTTGCTTTTTAGAAAACTTTGACCATGTGCTACTACATCTTGGCGAACATATTCTACAGGCTAAATTGCATTTGTTACCTAATTTAATATCTAAGTTTAGCAGTCGAGTACTCTTTATGTCATTGTAATCTATATCAAATTGATAATCTTTGAATACCTGATTATCGTTAACTCGTTTACTGCGTCCGCCCACATCTTCCACTTTCCAGCACTGGTAGCATTGGTCTGGAAGTTTTCCATCTAAGAATTCTTGTTTAAGTTTTTGCTGTTCTATAGAATTAAAGTAGTCTACAAAACCAGTTGTTTGCACGTTAGGTGCTGATATATCTCTATCCCATTTACAGCATCTGTGGAATCCACCATCAACATCAATTTCTAAACTAAGATAAGGTGTGATACACATCGAATCTGGAATAGCATAATTAGTTGGGTTTTTGACATGTATAATAGGCCAATTAATTACTTCAACGAAAAACTTATCAATGTCCAAATGCTCAAGTATACGATCTATATACTTTATCATTGCAGTTTTTGCTGGCAACTCGTCAGCAACATCATCAACAAAGACGATGCGTTCATTACTAGCGAACGCATCTTTATGTACAGACTTTATGTCACGATAAATTTGATTTATCGGTTGCTGTAGTAAATCACTGTAGCTCTTCTGGAGCAGTATCTTCATCAACGATGTCATTTTCTACAGTTGGGGTAACAGGTGTTTCGTTCCAGTCGTTCATAACTGTGTCCAAGCAACCTGCTTCATTACGCTCCCACTCTTTACGGAACTGTTTAATTTCTTCACCAGTGCTAGTAGTGTATTTGAGCCTATTACCATCTTTCTGTAATAACTCTTTCTTTTCACACAGATCAACAAGTCCCGAGTATGGATTCATACCTGTTTCATATGGAATCTTAACCTGCACACCTTCAAACGGTTTTGCGTAACGAGTCTTCATTACTTTACAGCCTGCTCTAATACCACGCACATCGCTGATCTTATTACCGTCATCATCTTCTTTTAGTTTAAGTTTCTTCATAGCAACTACAATACTTGAAGCATAGATAAAGCCTTGACCACCCGAAATCTTGTCATCTGGATCAAACATATCCTGTGATGCATACGTATGGTTAGTAGCAACAAGTCCTACGTTAGCATTACCAAACATATTAACACAGTTACGTACAAGTGCTGTTAGTGCTTTAGGCTTACGACCCATATCACCTTTTAAGTCACCTTTACTAAACTGATCAACATCAGTTGGGGTCAACAACATACCTAAACTGTCAATAACAAATAGTACTTTGGGTCTATCCTCTTCTGGTATGCCCTTGTACTCTGCCATAAAGTCATTTACTGTTTTAGCAACATCATCAATCATTGCCATATTCATCTTTAACAGTTTATCTTCGCTAGTGTCTACACCTAGTGCTTTTAGCCAGTCTTCGTCAAGTGCGTTTTCGCTGTCAATTAGTACAACAAATATGCCCTGCTGTTGTGCATGTTTTACAATATTACCTGAACAGATATAACTTTTACCTGCACCTGACTCTCCAGCAAATACTGTTACCTTACCGAGCGGGATACCTTTGTGGAAATCACCTGAGATAAGATAGTTGAGCGCATAGTTTCCTGTTGATATCCAATCAGTAGGATCATTGAAACCAAAGCTAACGCCAGCAATACTTTTAGTAAGGCCTTTACGAAATTTTGATACATCAAACGGTTTTGCCATGTTTATTTTCCTTATATAGATCTACAAATATTTTACTACTGTCGATGCCACGTCTAGCATCCATTACTGCTAATTGTTTAAATGTTTCTGCCAAATTCTTTTCAAACGGTTGTTCTAAATAACGTAACAAATTACGATATCCATTCTCGAGTAAATGTCCCGGTCTTTCATCGATACGTTTCTGCAACTCTTCTTTTGCTAATTGTAGCATAGTGTCAGGGAGATGTCTAATATTTAGGTGTTGAGGTTGTAGTAACGGTCCCAATACAAATGCGTTTGGATGAAAGTTCCAATCATTGGTAAACTTATCAATAAACTCAAATACACTAAAAGCATTTAGTACAAAATATAACATATTAAATGTTATTTTATGTCCTGCATCTTTAATACGTCTTAGGTTGCGGCAAAAAGTTGCCCAGTCTCCTCCATGGCGTATATAGTTATATTCATTGCCCATTGTTTCAGCACTTACTATCCAATGTACACGATTAAACTTACAGGCTAGTTCAAATACACGAGTATCTGTATCACTTAGATTAGTGTTTATACGTAAACTAACATCTGGATTGACATCAAGTAACAACTCTAACAGTTCTTGGTTCTCTTTCATTAGCATTGGTTCGCCACCTGCTAGGTAAACGTGCTTTAATTGTTTGGCATGTTCAAAAATGTAGTTCTTAAACTGTTCACGTTGTTCTTTGCTCGGTACCTTTTGTATACAATTTAACTCTTGTGCCCACTTACTACTAAACTCCGGGCCACAGTATACACAACTAAAGTTACATAAATTTGTCCAACGTATATCAATTTTTTGCAAATCAAAACTATTACTTTGATTATACGTATCTAAAGTCACAGATTTCATTTCACGTAGATAATATACACGATCACTAATAATGTCCAACCCGTTTTCTTCTTTTTCTAATTCATAGCAAGGATTGCAACGCTCACCAGGTTGGTTATTCAACATACGTTGTCTGGTATCACAACTCTTTTGATTGGTAACAATTTGCTCTATAGGTGCATCTATTAGATTCCCAATTGGTTCACTGCTACGTATACACGTTTTAACATCTCCGTCAAAATTGTACATTATACCCGTCCAGGGAATAGGACAGAAGTTGCGATTAGTTATATAGTCTTTTGGATTCAAGTTAAATATTCCCCAATGCTGAGTTCTTCAACTTCCATGTACGGATATGTATCTAATGTGTCAATTACTTTCTTAACCCAAACATCTACATTAACACCACCTTCTCCTTGTGTGTTAACTTTCCCAGGTTTAATCAAGCATAATTTTGGCCAATTTTTTAACCCTCGCAATTGGCGAACCGCTTCTTCGAGTGTATTCTTTTGTACATGATAATGTAGCATCTCTAGGCCATTAATTGAACTAGTAGGTAAGCTAGTCATTAATGTACTGATGTTAATAATCTGCTTGTTAGGTACACGTTCCCATGCTTGATGTACTGCAAACAATAGTTCAGTTTGTGCAAAACCAACTTGTGCATTATTAATAAAAATATCGCAAGGTTGTATGACTTCAACACACTTAGGTATATTTCTAATATTATAACCGTTACGTCGACTAAGTCCAACGACCTCATGTCCTTGTTGTTCATATATTTTAGCAAACGCTTGTCCTATACCAGCACTATGTCCGGTAATTGCTATTTTAGCCATTCAATTGGCTCCTTGTGAAATGTAAAACTTGCTATAATCCTTGGCGCTTTGGCATCGTCTGCATACTTCTCTACACTATGCGGAATGCTACTGTTAAACACAATAGGATTAGACATGTCCCGATACTCGGTTAACAACGCACCTTTTGCAGTAGATAAATCATATACCTCACTACCAAATTGGTTTTTAATTTTAGGATAGGTTTCTAAATTTTCAACAGTATACCAACGATTGGTCCAACCTTTGGTATTCTGGACTGGAAAGTTCATTTTAGCCACAACAGGCTTTTCGTCTACGTGCATAGGCAAGTCATTAGTATCAGTAATGTACGTTATAGCACTATCCTTAACCGGTAGTCTGTTCTGCTTAAAAAAGTCAAGCAATGCTGGAGAAGCCGCAAGTAAGCTCTTTGTGTCTATAAATTTCCAAGGACTACCGTTGCATAGTTCTATATCATCGTTGTCCGATATAAAATCAAGTATTTCATCTGCAATGGTTTTGACGTCTGCAGTAATTTCAGCGTAGGCTTTCACCGATTCCTCTGATACGATTTTGTTCTTCTAAAAATACATCTAACTCTAAATCATTATTACGATCTGTTGCTACACGATTGAATTGTCCTTTACAGGCACTTGTATATCTATTCCAATACTTAACATTCAATACATCAGGATCATTTAAAAAAGCATAACTGTGATTAAGTTCATTCTTACTAACAAACTTTAAAATGTTTTTAAAGTCCTTAATATTAAGTGCGCTGACTGTGGTCCAAGTATTAAGTTTAACATTCATTTGCTTATAAATCATAAGGTTACTATAAAACTTATCCCATTTAATAGGCCAGCGTACATAATCGTGTACTGCCTCGATACCATCTAAACTTACAGTAACAGTTACTTTGATTCCTTTTGCTACTATATCTTCAAGTTCTTCAATGACCAAACTACAATTAGTGTTTAGTCTCAATGACTCTAAGTTAGGCGGTAAGTTCTGTAGTATACGTTTGTAGTTTTTACTAGCACTGGGCTCACCACCATTGATATCTAAATGTACAACACGCTCTAACGGTAAGTTCCAATAGGCCTCGCTGTTATCTACTATGGGATATATTTTATCTGTTAAACTGCCAATCTTTGTACTGTATTCTTTTGAACAGGTGAAGCAGGCACTGTTGCATACATTGTCTAGTATACCACCTACTATAAGATAATTTTTGTTAGTCTGTTTAGCGTCAAATTCTATTGCGTTGTGTCTTATGCTTTTACCGTTAACACGCTCGGTGTCATAACAGCGTAAACACTCTGCGGGCCATTCTTGCTTGCGTATATTGCCGAGCCAATCACTTTGATCTAGTTCATCAAGACTGCGAAACTGTGGTGGCGCAATCATATGTCCACAACGGCTTACTGTTCCGCCAGGATTAAATCTAACAAAATGATCTAAACGAGGACATTGCATAGGTCGATTGATCTTTGAATTACTTCTTTATATGTTGCTGGAAATCTATGTTTTATTGTTTGTACAATCATTTTAAATGGCACAGTTTTTCCAAGTAGCTCGCCTACTAGGACTTGATCAAGTTTAAAATAAAATTGTACCTTTTCATTATTTGGGTCTATAAGTGGATCTTTGTCTGTTGACCTGTTTTCGTGCCACTTAGTAATTTCGCTTAAATTATTTAAATGATTAATTTTTATTTTTGCCTGCGTAAATCTTTGCAAGTTCATTAACCAGAAAAACTGTGGAGCGTAATGATTATTAAGAAACAAGTAATTGTTTATGTAGTGTGCAGTTGTTTCTAGTTCACATCCCTGCAACAACATTTCGTCCATGAATTTTTGTGCGCCAGATACAAAACGTTCAATCGGGTCGCGAACAAATACTTCAACAACTTTAAGTTGTTCAATTTCTTCTACTGTTAACGTTCTAAACCCAGACTTATGTAAACTTGTTGATCCGTTTTTGTATATAGGAAAAACAAACCGTTGTGGGGCTACTTCAAGCACCTCACAACGGTCCGGGAAAAGAATGTTATCTATCTGAGATAACATTTTGACACAAGTTCCTTAGTTATGATTGGGAACGACTTCTAATTTTTGCTAGTATATCTTCAGCACGTTGGCTTGACGAACTAGCTGGTGCTACTACTGGTGCTTCTGCTTCTGCTGTATCATCCTCAACAACTGGAGCGGGTGTAGCAGTCTGCGCACTAGGTGCAGGTTGTGCTACAGAAGGTGAGTCGTCGCTGTCAGTTGATGAAGTTGATGTTACCATCATGCCTGCTGGTCTGTAATACTGTCCCCAACGATCTGGGTCGTATGCTTGACCGTCAACACTGGCTTCGAACATTTCTTTAATTACTTTAAGTTCAACTTCGCCAGGTTGCTTTGGCAAGAAGTCAGTAAGGTTGTACAGTCCGTTTGTGTCAATAGCACCTTGCTCGTCTGCTGTAAGTGCTGATTCACGTCTACTCCACTTACTAGTGCTGTAGTCTGCGTATCCACCTTTACTGGTTTTTGTGATTGTGAAATCCAAACCTGCTGTGTAATCAGTAGGTAAGTTTTCTAATTCTGGATCCATAAGTGCCGCTTTAATCAAGTTAAAGATTTGCGGACTAATAACAAACCTGCGAATTGGATTGTCAGGTTGTTTGTCATCAGCAAGAGCATTTTCTCGCACAAAGCCTTGGAACAAGTATGATTTCTTCTTCCAGTACTTACGACCCATATCTTCTAAACTTGGATCTTTAAACCATCCACGTACTTCGCCTAAGATTGGACATTGTTCACCATACATTTCTACGCAAGGTACTTGAACAATAACAGGCTTGCTGTCTGCTTGTCCTTTAACACCTGCGAATGGTAAACGAATCATTAAACGCTCAACCCAAAAGAAATCATTCTTTGTGTTGCCGTCTGGTAGGAATCTTACTCTTGTGCTGGAACCTTCTGCTATGTTCCAATGTGGATAGATGGCGTTGTCGCCGCCTTGTTGTGTACCGCCTTGACCGCGGGTTTCTTGTGCTTGTAGCTTTGCTCTAATTTCAGCCAATGATGTTGCCATAATAATATCTCCTTAAAAGTTGCCTTAATGTAATGTGCCTAGATATACTAACGCACTGCATTAGTATAACAAATATATTTATCTTGTCAAACGAAAATTTTTATTTTTTTACCAAACCACTTAACCAACGTAGCATATCCAAATCTTCTTGTACAACTGGTTCTGGATTGCCTGCTGGCATAGTTGAATCGGCATATTGGTCTGCTGGTGGGGGAGCAGGTTGTGGTGCAGGTTCTTGTGTGTTAACTGCTTGTGATTGTAATATAGCCTCAAGCTCATCTGCAAGTTCAGTTTCACCATTTTGTGCTAACCAATTTGCAATAACTGGTCTGGCGTCTTGATCTGGACCCTGCTTTGATAACTCTCTTAGTTCTGCATGTAAACTATCTTGGTCAACATAACTAATGCCTTCTAGTGCGGCAATAGCATCTTGTCCGTCAATACCAACTGTAATTGGTTCGTTGAACAAGTCAGTTAGTTCGTCTGTTGCGGCTGGGCCAAATGTTTCTTCTGTAACATCTGTTGCCCAATCTTCAAATTGGTTTGTGTACGCTCTGTGAACATATGGTAGTGCATCGTTAAGTCTATCGTCAAATATCTTTTTAACAAAACGCTCACGTAGTGCATCTACATCAACATCATCTTCTGGTACTGAATAGTTTTCTGCTATTTGTAATAACAACTCGTGTCCATTACGACCTTTGAAACTTTCTAACTGTTTTCTAACTTCTGCGTATCGGCCTAATGCGGCTTCTACCATACGTGTTGTTTCTGTATCTTCAAAAGTTCTGTTGTTCATACTGCGAGCAAAGTGTCGCATAGCACTCATCTCTTTAACCATTTCAGCAATAACTTCACAACCACTGTCGCCCATCTCGCCACCACGGTTTAGGTGGTTGGCTAATGCTCTAGCACCGTGCAAGTTTTTGTGATCAAGTAAGAAACGTTCACCTAAAGGTGTTTCAATAAACACACGATCAATATTTCTAGCACGGGCACCATGTTTGTCTGGATCTACTGATTCTACGTGCTTGATAATAATTTTATGTTCGCCTAGGTCTGCATAACTGGTATGCTTGTCCCTGTTATCACCGTATAAGCGTGACTCAGCAACTAAGTCATCTGTATCCCACTGTGCGTCTGCTTTGCTCTGCTGTTTTAAATTCTGTAGGTCAAGATTGCTACGGTTGATGTCACGTACTTCAAAGTTAAGTAAGTTTCTTTTAGCAAATTTACGCATATTTCTTAAAAACTGAAACCATTCATCTTTATCTTCATCACTCATACCTTCTGTGATGTTTATACCGTAGTATACTTTAAGTGCGTCCTCATCTATTAGACTTAGTGTAACGTTACCAACGTTTTCACCTGTGTTACTAATGTAATCAAAGTTAATAAAACGAGCCTGTTCGGGATCGCTTGTACGATTGGCTTTGTCGTTGCCAATGTTTACATTGTCAAATTTTGCTCTAATTTTCTCAAATAATGAGGCTGATATTTTGTCTAATTCACGCATAATATATTATTTATGCTCCACAGGACCAAAGTAAGTGTAACTACTCAAGCGTGTTTCCCCTTCGATAAGTGTAGTCGGAACACCATGAAACTGATTAGGACCGTTAAACATAATGTATCCTGTATTTGCTTTATAAGGAAATGTATAGCGTACAGTTTTGTCTGCATTATAAAATACTGTTCCGTGTTTAGCGTCTGCGCTATCAAGCAAGTATACCTGCATTGCTATAGGTAAATCACCATCTAAATGTATACCACAAGTATACGGAGCGTAGTCTAACCAAAAACTGCTCCAACAGTCGTACTCGGGAAAATGTACATTTAGTGCATCTGCTAGGTCTTGTCTAACTTTGTTTAAGTGTAAATCAAGTTTAGGTAATATACTGTCCTGTTTTGGTAGTAGTCTACGTCTAGGCCAGTCTAACTGTCCTTCCTGTAGTTCCCATTCATATTCCATAAAATCTTCTTGCGCAACTTGATCAAGTAGATCCTGCGGATATACATCCTCTACTAGGAATAGATTATATTGCGCATCAACTGGGGTAATTATCATATCATTATAAAAGGCATTGGTGCAACAAAGTCGTCTACACCATCACGCATTGCATTATCTAACTCGCTGTCAAAACTTTGCAATGCTTGTGTCATTCTCAGTGCTAATAAACTAGCCATTACCAAATCATCACGCTCGCCTAGTTTAGCGGCAAAGCTAGACCCGTGTGCTACAAATGTTTTAAGTTCACTAATTAAGTTTTGACTGTTAATAGTCATCTTCTTACCTTCAATCAAACTTTTGAACTTTGCACAGACTGTAATTTTACTTTTGTTAGTTGTAGTAAATCCTTTACGATGCAATCTTGCTTGCCCAGCAGAAACTGGCTGACTTAGGAATGTACCCTTGATGTTTTCTTCGCCCATTTCAGCAATAACTACAAGTCCTGCTTCACCAAGTGTATTATTTTCTATACTGTAATAAATGTTGTTGGGAGTTTGTGTTAAGTCAGCGATATGATCGCATATTTCTTTTAAGATAACAATTTGTCGTTGTATAGGTGTTTTGTTGTGTTGCCATTCGCCACACTGTATCATCGTGGGCAGTTCAAATACTTGTATAGCCGCAGGGTCACCACCTGTGCCCAAACTAGGATCGAGACCTACAACATAGGTCTTGCCTTTTTCGGGACGCTTATACCAACGGACCTGACCTTGCTTTTCTATAGGATCCCGACCTTCAAGATCAACTAAAGTCATACTGTTAATTAATGTTTCATCGTAGATTAAGAATTCGCAACCGTGTTCACGTCTAAAACGCTCTTCACCAATACGTCCTATTTCTTCTTCTTTCCACTTTTCGTCCCTGTCTGGATGCTCCCACCAGTCTGCTTGATATGCAAAAAAGCCGTTGACACCTAAGCCGTTGTCTGTAGGATTACCATAGTCATCTATGTTTTTGTTTGCCTGCTTCCATATAAACGCAAATTGATCCTCATCGCTGTTTGGTGTTGATGTAATAATTGCCTTACCACCAGTACTGAGTGTAGGCGAAATACTTGTCCAAAACTCACGGGCAATAGTAGGTCTCACGAACGCAAACTCATCACAGTATAGTAGTGTAATGGACATACCTCGTCCAGTTGTTTCTGTAGTTGTTTGTGAAACAATACGTGATCCGTTTTCAAAGTCTATGCTACCTTTGTTATAAC